CGTTGATGTCAGTGCGAAGATACATGTCGCAGTCCATGTACAATGCCCAACCCTGATACATGTTTAATGCAGGGACAAGAAAACGTGTAAAACTAAAATCAGTAGAAAATGGTTTACCGTCTATATCATCAATCATCTGCCCATCTTTAACAGTATGTTTACGATTATATAAGCCCATACGTTCTACAATATCTTTTCGTATTGGTTTGATATCTACATTATCAACAGATATACGTTCGATAGTAAACTTTAATACTTCATAAGCTACATCTTCTCTGGGATCATAGCCAATGTAAACTGTGTTGGGTGCTTTTCTCATAAAATCTCCTATGTAAAATGGGGGAGTAAACGCTATTCACTCCCCCAAATTTATTTATAGAACGTAAGTGTGTGGTTTTTTTTCTTCAGGAATGACTTGTTGAAGATCAATAATAATCATACCATCTTTGAAAGATGCATTTTCTACAACCACATTATCTGCAAGATGAAACGACTTCTTAAATGGTCTTGAAGCTATACCTTTATGTATAACATTTTTATCATCTTTTTTAATGTCTTTACTTCCAACAATATAAAGTTTACCGTTTTCAGTTTTTACTCCTAGTTCTTTTTTTTCAAAACCTGCAACAGCTATTTCAAGTACATACTTTCCATCCTCATGTTTTATGAGATTATGTGGTGGATAAGAGGTAGCACTTGGGTACGGAACATTATCCACTATATGAATCATTTCTTTAAATAATTTATCATGACCAATAACCCAGTTAGAAAAATTAGAAAAGAACGGATGGTTACTATTTAAGCTTGCATGTACACTCATATCATTTCTCCTTATAGCAAGTTGATATTATGTGACCCACTATTGGCATCACAGACATATTATAATTGTTAATATTTAGTTTGTCAAGAACTTTTTATACTCCACAAGAACCACCGTGTCCGGTGATATCACAGATGTCATGTGTTTCTAAACCCTCTTCAAATTCTTCACCAAGTTTTTCTACAGCCTCAGAATATGGCACCGAAGATAAAGGTTGTCCTCCTCTACATCCGTCAGGGTACACGGTGAAGCCACGCAACCTGTGAGCATAAGAGGCAAGAGTATCAGTAAATACATCAACTGTATCTTCATTATTAAGTTTGCTTCCCCATTTAGGTAAATTAATTGTGCTACTAATAGACATATCAACATAGTCCTGAACATCAGCCTGAAACTTCATACGTCTTTTATAATCTTCTGCAAGATCAAGAGCAGATTCAATCTTACTTGGATTAACACCATATAGATCAATAATCTCTTGTGCTGCACTATCTACTACATATTGATAATGCCAACGATTACCACCTTTTAAATATCTACGTTTATAAGCAACAGCAAAGATAGGTTCTATGCCTGTAGATGTGCCAGCTAAAATCCCAATAGAGCCAGTTGGAGCAATGGCTCTGTTAGCAACAGGAACAGTGCAGCTAAGATCACCAGCAAAATTGGTGCTAACATGGTCACTAACTCCTTTATATACTGATAACCACTTGTGAAGCCCTTCAGTAACTTCATACTTTTGTCCTCCTTTAATAAGCCATTCATGCATACCCATAAGACCAAGACCAAGCCTACGGTTCTTCTCTCTGGTTTTGTATACCTTTTCATATGGTAGTTTAGCTCTAAGTGTGCCACATAACAGAAACTTAGTAGCAAGCTCTACTACATCTGCAAACTCTTTTAGATCATCAATGCGCCCCATATTAATAGAACCAAGATTACACACATCGCTATCATCTTCAGACGTAACCTCCGTGCAAGCATTACGCAACGTCTCTTTTTCCTTCTCAAAGAAATTGAATGAGAACCCCGGTTCGGCGGTCGATAAGGCTTGTCTAACATTCTGCTTAAAAGTACTCCCAACATCTCCTGTCTTCCAATAGTTAAGTAACCATTCAGTATCATAGTTCACGCTAATATTAGTCATATCAAGCGGAGCATTAAAATTAAAGTCTTGTTCTTTGACCTGACCAACAGTGAAACCTGTCTCACCTACGGGCATGTCATACCAGTTTTTGCTTACAAGAAACTTTTCTATGTCAGCATGTTTCCAATTAAGACTAGCATAGATAGCAGACCTACGACTACCACCTTGCATAACACGCCTACCAATCTCATTAATCATTTGCATCTTTGGTATAGGACCAGAAGCAAGACCACCAGTGCCTTGTAGTATCCGACCTTCTTCACGGTATACAGAATAGTCAATACCAATACCACCACCTGTCATAAGACAAGACTCAGATTTCCAAGATACATCTGCCCAATCTTCTCTGGTGTCCTCTTCTGCACGTAAGAGATAACAGTTATTAAAGAACTTATTCTCACGGCCAGCATAATAAAGATAACGACCACCGGGAATAAACTTTAAATCAGTGATCATACGTTTTAATTCATCTTTATCATCCTTTGGTAGATAGTTCTGACATACATCATCTACTAACGTAATGGCTAAAGCATCCCATGTTTCACACCCATGGTGGGCATATTTATGTTTAAATATATCTTCACTAAATTTAGAGCGAAACATTGGATTTTCGTTTGATCTAAACTGTGGCATTTTATTCCCCCTCTCCATAATCTAATTCTAATATTAATTGTGCGTAGTGTATTACTTTTTCTATATCTTTACGACCTTCTCCTTTTTTTCTGTGTCTTGTAATATATTTAACAACATTACCTTCAAAATAATTTAACTTATTTTTATGAATATATTCAACAGGTTGTATCAAACAATCTTTATAATGATCACCACCAATTTGTTTTTTAGAGGCTCTTTCTTCTTTTAATCTATCAAGATAATAATCATGAGTACGTTTATTCAAAGAATTTGATAATTCTTTTTTTGACATTTTTGTTTCCTTTTTGGTTTACAACAGAGTAAGCAAACTCACGAACAAACATAGGATCTAATCCTGCATTGTCGCAAATTTCTTCAAAGTCAATTGCTGTTTGTCCTGATGTTGTAAAAAACCATGAATGTGCACAGCTTCTAGAAACTGAAACACTGGCATCGGTAACAGATGTATTAAGTTTTGTAAGATCCATTAAAGCTTGAAAAATGACTGACGTATATAATTTACGATATCTTTTTTCTAATGTGTCATCGCCCATGTTTTTCCTACTTTATAATCACAGTCTAGTTTGCATTTCATTTTTAAAATCCTTGTTGTTAAATCAATAGCTTCTTTTGTAATCGTACAAAAACGATTAACATCTTTATTTAATACTTCAAATTGATATTCATCATGAATAGATGCTACTAGCTTTGCATCTATACCAGACATGTTAATCTTTTTAATAATGTGTATCAACCATGTTTTACAAACGATAGCCCCAGCACCCTGTAATAAAGTATTTAACGCAGCATGTTCAGATCTTATTTTTAAATATCTACCATCAAGACCTCTTACTCTTCCTCTTTCAGCTTCTTTTTGTATCGTTGTTCTTAGTATTTTAAGATCTGGTAAATTACGTAAAAAAGTATCAACTAATTTCTGTCCTTTTTTTGCATCACCTCCAACAACTTTACCTATTTTAGCTGCTCCTGCTCCGTAAAGAAAAGCATAAATAAAAGTTTTTGCTTGATCTCTGTTAGCAAGACCAGCTAATTTCATGTTAGCTGTATGTATATCTCCTTCTAAAACTTCTTCTATGTATTTTTTATTGTTCATATAATGTGCAAGGCACCTAAGTTCTAAACCAGAAGCATCTGTACCTACGAGTGAATATTTATTGGGATCACTAACTGTCCATAGATCTCTGCATTCTTTTCCATATGGACTATAGACGGCAGGTACTTGAGCCATGTTAGGACTATGATGTGCCATTCTTCCTGTAATAGTTTTTAATGTAAGAACTTTACCTCGTACTCTTTCATCTTCTTCACATTCTTTTATCCATGCTTTTAATAAACCAGTTCTTTTTTGTAACAAGAAAAACCTACTAAACATTTTAGCTTCTGGCATATCAATATCATTTAATATTTTTTCATTGATAATAATATTACCTTTATCTGTGTAATGGCTTGGTTCCCATCCTTTTTGTTGTAGTCTTTCTGCTATTTGTTTTCTGCTTGCTATATTAAAAGGTATGTATTTAACTTTAGTTTTTAATTGTATTTCAGTTGGCGGAAATATTTCTTGAGCTTTTTCCTCAAGCTTTCTTTCTTCCTGTTCTAATTGAGACAGCAAAACTGTAGCTTCTCTTATCTTAAAAGCAAAACCATTTCTTTGTTGCTGATCTATTATGGTGCGTATGTTATGTTCAAGCCTTATAGATTTTTCTGAAAAGTCTTTGCCTTCTCTTTCTAATTGATGTGCAACTCTCCAAGTAAGTTCCGTATCACGGATACAATATTCCAGCATGTCTTTGCTATATGACCTAAACTCATTAAAGTCTCCTTTATTATAGTTTAAACGATTACCCCATGCTTCCAAAGAATGACCGCCTTCTCGCATTGGATTAAACAGTTGTGATTCAATGAGTGTATCTCTTACTTGGCTAACTTTAATATTACAATTTAATATTCTATTAAGAATAGGGGCGTCAAACGACACCCCATTATGCATAATAAATTGATCTATTTTTTGTGACCACTCTGGAAACTTTTTACATTCATCAAGTACCCATGTTTTTATTTCTCCTGTATCATAATCTTTTGAAACAATGCAATGTATCTTTGTTGCATTCAGCGAATCAGTTTCAATATCTATGATTGCTTTCATCACATATCTACTAGTTTGGCATCCTCTACATTAATATGGAAATAGTTTTCGTTTCTTGTATTAGGACCATAAGCTTTTTTAATTTTACTTTCTGCAACTGTCTTTCCTGAAATATGCCATGCTTGTTTACAGTCATTTCTAAATACAACAAATGTTAATTTATCATTTGGAAATTCTTTTTGCCAACGATCAATTAATCTTTTCTTTCTAAATGGTATACGTATATCTTTCCAATGTTTCGGCCACTCACCTTTCCAAGAATATTTTATTTCAACTTCATAAAAGTATTCTCTTGGCTTAATTGTTGAAACATCATGATCAATTTTATTACATACTAAATCAAACGACATTGTTTCTTTGTCATCTATATTTACATATCCATTTAAATTTAGCCATTTTATCATGGCCTTTTTAGCAGGAGGATCTGACTGATCATATAAATCTTTGTCAAAGGGCTTGGTCGTACTCATTGTTATCCTCCCGTTCGGTAGGTTCTAGTTCTGTCATCCTACCAGTTTCATTATCGTAATGCAAATAAGTTGCTATACCAGTATCGCCAGTATACCTGTTCTTTAATACACGTAGCACAGTTGTGTTTGCTTCAATTGGATCATCTGCTTGTTGGTTACGTTCTAAAGCTATCACTGAATCAGATAGATGTGCAATAGCTGCTGAACCACGTAGATGTGATAAAGAAACTTCACGACCATCTTCATGACCACGATCACCCATCGGCCTTCTTAGGTGACTTACAAGCAATAAAGATATTCCTGTTTCTTCAACCAAAGATCTTAGCTTAGTCATTAGTATATCAATAGACTTACGTTCATCCCCATTATCTTCTTGACCTGATACAAGAATAGATAAGTGATCTAGTATCACCCACTTTGTGTCCATAGCTTTAGCCATGAAACGAACACGGTTAAGTATTTCATCATTACTAGTACTACCAAAATGATCAAAAGCAAAGAAACGATTTGTTCCGGTAGTTTTTTCACGCCAATCTCTTAGTTCATTTAAGCTGTATTGATCTCTTATTTCTTTAATATACAATCTTGCATTAGCTTCAACAGACATTAGATGAAATACTGTATTCTTTACACTTTCTTCTAAAGCAAAGAAACCAATATTATCTTCAGTGTTTTTAAGAAGATGGTGTGCAAGCTCTCTGATAATACTAGACTTACCCATGCCAGCACCAGATGTAAAACACACAAGCTCACCAGTTCTTATGCCATATGTCTTTTTATTCAAACCTTCCCAAGGATATGGGCAGGTATCGCAATAATCTTCTTCAAATAATTCATCACCAAAAGAACCAAGATTAATTATACCAGCAGGA